TCATCAGGTGCAGTATTTCTTACGACATCCAGCACACTCATGAATTCATCTACCGTATCACACTTCACTACTCTTTCATCTCCGTCACTAGAATAAAGATAAAAAGTTCTTTTCAATGTATCCACCACACATTTAGTCAAGTATTCATCATCCATAGGGTCAAAGGTGGCTTACTCTATGTAGTATAGCACACCCTAGCAGATTGTCAAAGTGTCCTCGTATTCATGGTATCAGCATACTTAGGATCATCACCCTTTCTATCAGGATGATCTTCACAAGTCTCACCTTCATACTCAACTATAAGACCATTCACATCCTTTCTCTCTGCATACACATGGAAGAAACAATCAATTGGCACACCACTTTTAGACTGAAGATATATCTTTTCTATATCCCATCTCTTTACAATAATATCCTGATGAGCACCGATAGGTTGAAGTTGAACACTGATACTATTCATATGAACCAAATCTTTCCAATAGTCTGGTAGTATTATCTCTTTTTCATTTCTCAATCTTCCTCTATAATATACACCAACCTCTGGTCCTTCTATACAAGCATGAGCAAGACGATATCCTTTCATTTCAGGAGAAGGATGCTCCATATCAAATAACTTGGGGGATTTGTCTGCCTTAACATGTCTTGCTTCTAACCTTCCTGTAGACTGACAATCAACTGAACCAGTGACATATAGATCACCAGTAATATACATATTCCCTCTTGTCTTAACTGCTGTAGGAAGTCTACCCGATACTCCTACACTACTCGTTGCTGGAACACATTCATCATCATCATTAGTTGTAGGACCAACCATTAATGTTGCTTCATTTAAAGGAAATACTTCCTGATTACCAATGACAACTGGACCTTCAATCCCTGCTGACCCATTGATTCTTCTCCACCCTGATTTAATAGCACGGAAAACTCCTGTGCCAACTATAAGTTGTCCACCAATGTTTACGTCATCAAAATTCATGTGTTTACCTCTTAATCAAAGTTTCTTTGTTCAGCTTGAGCAGCTCTTTGTGCTCTCTTTGCTGCCTCATTTGGATTATTTTTATCAAAGATTGTCTGTCCTGCAACTTTAGAATCTTTGATCTTAACAGCATCAGTTACTCCTCTAATTATAGAACCATAAAGTTCTAATACACCATTAGCAACAACTTCTGCATCACCAGCAGTGCAAAGTTTATACAAAGTCTTTGCAGTAACTACTACTTTTTTAGATTCAATAAGAACATTTTCAGTAGCATTTAATTTTATATTACCTTTGGTTTGACCCTCACCTACAGCAACTAATTCAATGTCAGTTCCTTGCAATCTTATCTTACCATTCGTAGCAACAATAGAGATGTCACCATTCACAGCAGTTACCATAACAGAATTCTCTGCCTCTTCCATTGCACTTCCACACTCAACTTGAAAAGCACCTGGACCAGTAGATATTGTCCACCCCTTTCTTTCACCATCAATATCTAAACTTAATTGGTGCTCTGCATCAGGAGTATATAATCCAATACCAGCAGTTACATCACCTTGCTTATGAACATGACCCATTTTAATGGATCCCTTATCATTACCAAGTCCTATCTCTGTATAATTTTGTACTGCTTGATCAGTCGGATTTTTACCAGGATTCTCCTTCGGCAACCTATCGTTAACTGTTGTTAAACCTCTCTTCTCTACGGCCATTTCTTAATTACCTCTAATAAGTAAGGTTGTCAGGAGTACCTGGAATATTAAGACGAGGATCATTGCTTGTGACATCAGAACCTTGTCTCTGAATTGCAGATGCAGGTGTAGTTACCATAGCAGTAATACTTTCTTGTAGTGTATCATATATCTGAACTAATTGTCCAGCTGTTTCATACCATCCAGCATATTTAATACCATTTTTATAGAAGATAGAACCATAGTAAGGTTTACCGTCATAGTATCCAGTCTGCTTAAGTCCAACAAGATCAGTAACCTGAAGTAATCTATTAGGATCAACCAAAGGTGGAGTTCTTCTAACAGTAAATATAGGTGTTCCTACAAAACCAATACCAGTAGAAGTTGATATTGATATATCAGGCCATCCCGTAAATCCTGGCCAACCATCACCCTCACCATCCTCTGGTGGCGGAGTAAGTGGTTCTATTGTTTCTACAGGTGTACCTGGCGGTGGAGTACCAGGAGGTGGTGGAGTTCCTGTTATAGTTGTCGGAATACCAACTCTTGGTGGGAGTTCAATATCTATTATCTCACCAAAAAGACCAGTCTTTGGTTTAAAAGGAGGTATAACTGGATCACCATCACCACCTGTAATTATAACCTCATCTTCAGGATCATAATTAATTCCACCATCTTCTACAATAATCTCTGTTAGTTCTAATGTTACATCATAGATATCAGGATCACCACCTCCACCACCAGGAGGATATCCACATCCAGGAATAACTGGTGTAATTTTTTTAATAGAACCCTTACCTTCTACCATTCTAGGACAAGGAGGTGGAATAAGATGTGCAGAAACCATTACTGGATTCTCTTTCCATGATTTTGTAATTATTTTACCATCAGAACCTTTTCGTGCTATACTCATCTCCTTTACAATTTCAAGAGCAAATCCACTAGGATTATTCTGCCACACATATCCTGCAGGTTGTTTGAAAAGAGTATCTATAAGATTAGGATTTGGAGGACCAACCATAAGAGTATGTTTACCCTTTTCTATTGATACATTACGAAATACACCTGATCCCTTAAAATTAGCCTTATCAATATCAGAAACTCCTACTTCGTTATCAAAATTTGATGCTATTATTTTCTTACCATCCAAATAAAGATCTGCATGTGCATCATTCTGGAATTTAATTTTATAATTACCAGTTTCAGGGAAATCAACATTCTCCCAAGTATAATTAATAACTTGAGGGTTTTCTACTGAAGGGTTCTGTGACACACTAGACTTATTCATAAATGGACCCCACCCACTAAAGTTTTTATGGAAGAGTTCAGGTCCAGTATAAATCACACCATCCTTTACAGTACCACTACCAATCCCACCTTGCAGAACCTTTTTAGTTTCCTTCTCTAAAACATACTTGGCATTCAAACCATCTATATCAAAAAATCTACCTTGACTTGCTGAAATAATTACATCATCATAAAGAATCTTTTGATCCTCTATGGATACATGAGGAATATCCTCCATCTGAAGAACATTATCACCTTTAGTTCTTAATACTGCACCATTATTTGCTCCACCAATTGTTTTCGATGTTGTTGATGTAGTTTTACCTGCTAAAGTTACAGTATAAGTATGACTACCAACACTTTCTACAACCCATCTATTCTCCGAGGGTCTCCAATTTAATTGCCTCCAAATAGTATCTTTAATTGCAATTGTTTCAAGTGCTCTTCCACTTTTTCTAGGATTATCATTCCAATTATAAGTTAAAGTAACCTTTACTTCATCTCCTTGAACCTCAATACTACTCCCATCAGCAGAGAATTTAGCAGTGCCTCCCGTTACGTTATCAATAGTAAAGGCAGCATTAACATCAAATCCATTACTTGGTCTATCATCATATTCTAATCGTCTATCAGTTGCTCTACGTGGATTTCCAGCCTTTAATTTAGTATATACAAGAGGATATGAACCACCTATTGTAGATGTAGATTCTTCAGTTCTTATAGTATTACTAGTTAATTTTACATCATATACTTTATCAAACTCAACTTGTTTAGTAAAAGTTTGTGATACATTAGTACCGTCAAATTTTTTCTCAATATACATATCCAACTCTGGAATAGATGCTGAAGCACCATACTGTGTTGAGGTAGCCATCTTAAAATCAACTTCATTAGTATTCAATAATTGGTCTACTTCAGTTCCAAGTGCTGCCCATCCCTGTGTGCTAAAAATTCTTTGATCTATTGAATCATAAATTTCTTGACCAACATTACTAACATCAACAGTAATAGTATGTTCTATTGGTTTAGGAGGATTCTCCTCATTAAAAGCCTGAATGAAAAACTTGTGTTCAGACATACTGGACACACCAACTGTTCGTAAAACTTCCTCACCATCAAATTTAATTACCGCAGAATCATCAGCAGCTGCCTTTATCTTATAGAACCCATCATAAGGAGCTATGATCTTCCATGTATTAGAATACGTTTTAGAACCACCAGAACTATTATCTTTACCATAAGGTATAACAGGAGAAACTGCATATCTATATACCTTTCTCTGATCTATAAAAGGATACCATACATCACCTTCAGGAGGATAACGTGTAGACCAAAAAGGATTGGGAGGACATCTACCTTCTTGTTTTGGTGGAAGTTCTTGAGGAACAGGTGGAGCAGGAGCCTCAATAGTCATCGCAACACCAAGTGGATTCTGATTCCAAGATTTCTTTGCCTGAACTTTTGTCTCTGTAAATTTAGTAATTATATTAATTGCTACAGACATTGGATTGCGACCAGTAGCACCATAATTTCCTCCCTCTACTTGTTCCAAATCAGCTTCAATAGTATAACTTCCTGCTTCAATAAATCTGCGATACAAACTTGTTCCAGTGTGAGTACTTCCATCACCACGAGTGGCAAATCCTTTTTTATCTATATCAACTTGAGTACCAATAGTATGAGTATTGCTAACGATTCTTAATCTTACATTATCATCAACACCAATTCCAATATCATACTCACCACTTACAGGGAACTTAACATTATGCCATTTAATTTCATAAATTCCTGCCTCTGAACTAGTATAAGTTAGACTTGGATCTAACGGAGTTATTCCATATCGATTCTTAAATGAAGCATCTTTAACTATAACAGGATTATTTCTCCAAAGAGGTCTATCAGCCTTATCAATATATTCAGCAGTATTAAATATAGTTTCAAGTTCACCAATACTTTCAGTAGAAAATCTACCTTCTTCAATAGGTCTCTCCCCTAAAGTATACTTGGCAGTCATTCCATTTATACCAAAGAATCTACCTTGATCTACAGAAATAATTACATCATCATAAAGAATCTTTTGTTCCTCTATGGATACATGAGGAATATCCTCCATTTGGAGAACCTTTTCACCTTTAGTTCTCAATACAGAATTAGCAGTATTATCACCACCCAATACTTTCTTTGTTGTTGATGTAGTTTTCCCTGCTAAAGTTACTGTATAAGTATGACTACCAACACTTTCTACAACCCATCTATTCTCACTTGCTCTCCAATTCAATTGTCTCCAAACAGTATCTTTAATCTGAATAGTTTCAAGTGCTCTTCCACTTCTTCTAGGATTATCATTCCAATTATAAGTTAAAGTAACCTTTACTTCATCTCCTTGAACCTCTATATTCCTACCATCATTAGAGAATTTAGCAGTACCTCCTGTTACGTTATCAATAGTAAAGGCAGCATTAACATCAAATCCATTACTTGGTCTATCATCATATTCCAATCTTCTATCAGTTGCTCTACGTGGGTTTCCAGCCTTTAATTTTGTATATACAAGAGGATAGGAACCACCTATTGTAGATACGGAATCTTCACTTCTTACAGTATTACTAGTTAATTTAACATCATATATTCTTCCATACTCAACCTTTTTATTAAAGGTTTCTGATACATTCTCCTTGTCAAATTTTTTCTCAATATACATATCCAACTCTGGAATAGATGCTGAAGCACCATACTGTGTTGAGGTAGTAAATTTAAATTCAACTTCATCACTTGTTGCTAGAGCATCTAACTTCTCATTCTGTGCTGCTACCTTCTTCATCACCTTACCATTAAAAAGATCAACCCTAATTCTATGGTTTCCTGCTTTTTTAATATCAACTTTAGTTTCTTCTGGTGGTGATAATACAGAACCTGCTGCTCCACCCTTTCCTATTTTATATTCTCCTTGCTTTTCCCCATCAACATATAATGTTCCTTGATTATCACATTGAAATCTAAAAATATATTCACCCTTATGAGGAAAATCTACATCCCATTCAAAATAATGCTCATCACCCCCAAAGTCTGACGGTATCACATTAGACATAGGAATAGGTGAGATCGCATAACTATTCATAAAGTTCTTAAGATCTGGCTTATAAAAAGCACCACCTACCCAAGCATGATCATTTTCTGCCCATCTACCATCTTTCTGAACCAATGCATACTCTGGCATGGTCATCATTTCTAACTTTATCTCTTCTACAGTGCTACCGCTATCCAACTTCTTTTGCCAGAAAGCAAATCCATCTGGTTGAGGTTTCCTTCCAAATAATTCTAGATATAAATTACCAACTATAGTACCCAAACCAGGTGGATTAGAAACACTACCCCATGCCCAATGATTTACATCATACTTCTCTCTACTAACTTTTGTACCACTTGTAGTTTTTAAAGGAACTTCAGATCTAGTAGTCCACCAGGGATTTGGTGCATTTAAAAGAAAGTCCTTATATTTTTCAAGTTGTTGTTCAAATGAAAGAACTCCTCCATCAAAATATAAATTTGGATCCCACTTACCATCATTACTACCTCTGATATTATATCTTTTTCCAAATCCTGCCTCATTCTTTGGACAAATCTTATAGTCCTCAAAATCTTCCTCATCATCATACTCAATATACTCCATCAGATCAACTTCTGTTCCATCAACCATTTCAACTTTTAATACTGCTCCTGCTCCAATTCCACAAGGATCTACTACTCTTGCTGCAGGTGTATATTCATAACCAAATCCCTGTGGCCAATCTGCATCCACAGCAAGGACTGATCCATCTTTTCCTATTATAGGGTTTGCTAAAACACCCAATCCACCTCCACCAAATACATGAACCTCTGGTTTACATTCTGTTGATTGATGATCAATAGTAATACCTTTAACTGATGCTATTCCTACAGCATCTTCAGTTCCTTCAGTAGAAATTCCACAATCACCAGTAGTTTCATTAAGCAAATCATCTATATCTAATTCATTAACACTATTAATATTCATATATTCTATCTTCTTTCTATCTCTAAAGATAAAAAGCATTCCTGGATCTTTTTTAGCTAACTCATTCGCCTCACAAATAGTAACTCCACTTACCATTCCTCTATCCGTAGAGATATATCCAACTCGGATATCATCTCTCGTAGGAGCACCAAAAATATTAAATGTAGGAATATTATCTGTCATAATTAATATTTATTACACTTCTTTCACTTTCCTATTGACCAAATCAAGTACTTGTTTTGCTTTAGGAGTACGGAAAGGAATCTCCTTGGAACTTAAATCAAACTTCTTACCAATATTATCGGAAACATTTTTTCTAACAGTATCAACACTTGGTAGTTGACTATCAGTTTGCCCTTCTCCACCCTGAACTAGAGTTATATAATCAACAGGAGAAGCATTAGGAGGAAGTTCAAATGGAAATATGTTTGCTGTAATATTCTCAAAATCAAGTGCCGAAGTAAGATTACCAGTCAAACTAGAAAGACTAGGAATCATGTTAGCCAATTGTTGAGGTTTAGATGGGTCTGATGAGTTTGCCTTACCCTCACCTGGATTATCAACTTGAAGAATCATAAAAGTACCATCCCCACTACCTTCTAGAATAGTATAAACATCTCCTTCAACATATTTAAGTCCTCTTCTATTTACAGTTATTCCACCATCTTGAATCTTTCCCCATACATCCAGCAATCTAATCTTGGCATCAAAATTTCCACTTTGTATGGTGACTTCTTCTCCTTTTTTATATCCTGTTCCTGTTGTATGAGTAAAGATATTACTAATAGATCCTGCTGATGTTACTATATTAACTTTCATACCTGTTCCTGATCCACCAACACAATTAACTGCATTTGTATTACTATATCCAGTTCCTTGATTCACCCATGTATAATCTACTGATCCTGATCCAGTGCCACCAAGACCACCTGTTGGAACTAATATATCAACAAGTAATCCCTCACCAATAGCATCAGCAGCAGTAAATCCCGAAACTACAGTTGTTCTTTCAGGAATAGTGCTTGTTCTCCATTCAACTCCAACCTTTTTCATAGTTTTATATTTGGTTCCTCCCTTTACTTCATTCAATACTTCCTCATCAGTTATTTCCAATACTGCACCTGCTGTACTAGTATCATCTGCGGGATCCAATTGTTCCGCATCCAGTTTTTTTAATTGTGAATTTACATCTTCTAGATAACGACCAATACCTTGTATACTATTATTATTAGCATCATCAATTTCTTTCCAAGAATCTGCCATAGCCAATCCTACAATAGCTTCTGCAGAACATACCTTAACTTCAGGATGTGTTGATTCTGGAAGATTAGTGCGAGATATAATTAAAGTTTTTTCCTCACCTGTATCAGGATCTATTGTTGTTACATTCACAGTAGTACTAATACCTGCAGAAGTATTGTTCTTATTTTTTTCCTTCTGTGCTTCTATTAAACTTTTAGTGTCTAATGTATTAGATAAAATATTTTCAAGTTTACCGCACATAGCATCAGTAATCTTATTATATTTTTCTAAACTCTTTTGATTAATAACATTCTTAATATCAGCAAATTGATATCTTAAACAAGACGGCATAGCAGATACAGTCTCTGTCATTTCTTCATTTAAAGTTTTGTTTGTATACTCCATTACCTTATCCATAATAACTTTCATATACTTTGACATTCCACATGCAGCATCTCCAATTAACTTGTTCAAATCATCTGCTTGAGGAGCACCAGAAACTGCATCTTCATAATTTGACATAGCAGATAAACTCTTTTCAATTTTAGCAGTTAAATTTTCTGTTATAGTTTGAATTGCTTTAATAGATGAATCAACTACTTTATCAGGAACTACTATAATAGTTTTCTCACGGTACTTATCTTCTAATTTTATATCTGCAGCAGCCACCTGCATCATTGATCCTATGCCTTCCAATGTTGCACCAGGTCTTGCAGGAGATCCAGGAGAGTTGGCAAAAGAAACTCTGTTTCTCATTGCACCCAATACTTTATCCTTAATAAAATCTGCTTTACCTGCTTCTAGATTATCTCCATAAAGATATTTTTTTACTTCAGGACTCATCTGTTCAAATTGAGTCCTAGCACTCTCTAAATCTTTTTGCTGCTCTTTTGTTGTCGGTTTATTAAGAGGTAATCCAAATTTAGATGTATCATTTAAACCTGATAATATTGCTTCTTCATCACTAACTTCAGCAGGTTTTGGTTTACTTATAGATTTACCTTCATCCATTGGTAAAGACTTTGCTGGTCCTTTTATATCTTCTTGACCTTGAGCAAATCCACTTGTTCCTGCAAAATTACTATCATCATTACCAATTTTAGTACTTAATTCTGTCTGTGCATTGTTACCCAACACTCCCATAATGACAGGTACTTGCATGTCCTGTCCATCCATATAAAATCCAAACACAAACATCCCCTGACGGAGGTTAGCGGTTTGGTATGAACCTCCTAACCCACCACCAGCAGTAACTGGATACATTATATTTGCCCAAGGAAGTTGATCAGAAGGGATCATATCCTCTTCTTTATCATGGACACCTATAATTCTTACCCTATATCTTTTAGCAAATCCAGGAATACTAGAAGCATCTTGAAATTTACCAGAAAGCTCATTGTTTCTCCAAGAAGAATTATCAGCGATCTGTCCCAACCACCAATTAAAACTTCCACCTATAAATCCTGGATTAAATAGAGATCCTCCTTCCATAGATTATTCGTCGTATACTCTGCATTCAAATGCATCTGGATGATTGTCACAATAGACTTCTAAATGAGAATCCTCATGTCTTGTATGATAATCATTAATCTTGGCATCATTAGAATCTACTTCATCACCTTTATGATATTCATCATACTCTGCATGAACATCCTTAAGATCTGCTTCACTATATTCTAACATACCATGATTGATATGCTCTTTATGATCTTTAGGATCTATATAGACCTCATGATCTAAATCGTGCTTTGGAGTTGTCATAATCGGTATCTTAAGTAGGTTTACCTTTGCGACCAAAAGTGTCTCTTACTAAATTTAACTTGGTATAAGTTTCTTTTGGGGTAATGTAGTGACATAAGTCTGCTATAATATATAGACCCCCACTTTCCTTATTTACCTCATCATTTTTAGTATCTGCCTTTAACTCTGGTGCATCTACAAATATAGCATCTCCTGCGTGTAATGAAAAGTCCCCTGCGATAGTAATTGTGTTCATTGCAGCAAATAACTGGTTGTATCTCATCACAGACTGTGCAAGAATCTTTTGAGCTTTAAAGTTTTGCTCATCTGATTTCTTAAGTTGCTCTTTAGTTGTTGCTACGGGTTTTTCACCATTTCCACCACCACTAGGTAAACTTCCAGTATCTAAAAGCATATACATTGTCCTAGAAAATTCTTTTGATTTTCCCTCTTGATCAAACTCTTTATTTAATACAGGTAACTCATTACCTGCAGTTTGTATTCCACCATTATCTTCAACTTCCTTTGCTTTTTTTTCTAGTACCTCATACTTACAATTAAAAGGATCAAATACAACAGTCCTTGTAGAATATGCCCCCATTCTTAATTTGTTCTTTACATCAACAGCATTTTCTTTTTCAAACTGCAATGCTTTCATATCATATCCTTCAGGGATATTTTCCCCTCCAGTATCAGGGGTCTCATTATAGATAATAGATTTCTTTTTATCCTGACCTAACAACCAATCAATGGACTTAAACTTATATCCTTCAGATGTTTCATAAAAAAAGAATCCTGCTGTATTACCTCCAGCATTTTCAGTATTAGGAACAGATGCTTTAGAAAGATAGTTCAACATATAATAGGGTTTCTTATTCAATCCAATAAAATTATAATTATTTTCAGTATCTTCAATATCTAATTCCTTAGTAGTAGTGCCATCTTCAGAATCTTTAAGTTTAAGAACCTCTTCGAGTATAGATTTCACATGTTCAGATACCTTTCCATCATATCTTTTCGTCACTCTAACCTTTTCATTCATAATAAATTCTTTAGAAGCCAAGTCTAATGCAACAGCAGACTTGGTAGAATCATCATAAAAAGGTTTTACTTTATTAACATACATCGTTAAGTCTAAAGTCTCTTCATTATTATCAGTAAACTTTAACTGAACTTTCTCCTGTCCTACAATAGGCAAACCATCAATCGCCGTTGTACGATCACCATCCTCCTTACCATCAATAGTATTTCCACTGTCACCATACATGACGGTAGCTCTTATACCATCTTGAAGTATGCTCTCCCAATATTGCAAACGAATAACACCCGTTGCAACATCAACAGTTTTACTTTCATCTTTATTAGATGTAATAGTGACCTGCTCTATGAATGCAGGAAGCGATTGCCTTGTTGTAATTTGTTCTGTCATAATACTATTTAACCTTGCGAATCAAGAACGTCATAAGGATCATACCCCGAACCTCCAGTTGATGCTGTAACTGTAGTAGAATTATCCTGGTTAACAGAACCTGATGATCCAGATTTAACTAATACAGGAACAGTAACTATTACTGGTTCAAGTTCTTCATATTCAGTTTTTTTACTCACAGAATTTATCATATTACCAAATGAATTATTTGGTTTGTTAATAGTAGGTGGACTAGTAGATGATGAACTAGAGATCTTACCTTTTATTGCTTTAGCTGCCATCACAGCAGGATGTTTAGATACAATTGCACCACCTACATTCTTAATATTAGCACCAACTTTACTAAAGAATCCACCAACGGATTCTTTTACTTTAGCAGCCTTTGCTTTCATAACTTCTGCTTTTTCTTTCCTTTTATTAATTTCAGATCCAACTGCACTCTTAATTCCCTTACCAATCTTACCAAAGAACCCACCAATTTTATCCTTTACTTCACCAATCTTTGCCTTCATCTCTTCTCGTTTCTTCTTCCTCTCTTCCTCTTTCTTTTTCTTTGCTTCTTCTTTCTTCGCTTCTTCATCTCCACTACCAGAATCAGAACTCATACTAGATGAAGAACCACCCGTAGGATATGAACCACTACCACCACTAGATTCTCCTGATGGTGGGAAGAATGATTTAATTAATAAAGGAACTGTATTCATTGGATTCCATAACCAAGGAAGAATTGGTATCTCCTTACCCATTAGTAGAGAAAGGGGACCAATCAGTAATTTAATACCACCAGTTAATAATCCCCATAAGAATTTCTTTCTAGGAACCCAATTAGGTATCCATTTAGGAGGATCTTTAGGGAAATCAGGTATTTTAAGCTTAGGTATTCCTTGATAGAATCTACCAAATCCACCAGCAAACCAATTGAAGATTGCCTTACCGCCTTTAAAGATACCCATAATAGTATCCTTAAGCATCTTAAATGCTGCTTTAGGATCTCTCTTAACTATCAAATGATAAAGCAAATCACCAACAAACACACCTAATGCTTCACCAATCAGAGTACCAACAACAGGAATTGGAATAAAAGTTCCCAACATTCCACCAATAGCAGCACCAAATGTTTTAAATAATGCCTGTCCTAAAGGTTCTCCTGACAATAATGAAACAAGACCAACAATAATAGGACCAATGATTGGAACCTTACCAAAGAATCCTTTTACTGCCTTCATTGCACCCTTAATAGCAGGTGCTACAACCTTTGCGGCAGGACCAAATATTTTTGCAGCAAGTCCACCAACCTTTGCCCCTACTTTAGATGCAATACCTTTACCCGCTTTACTCCCAAATTTACCTAGTTTACCTAAAAGATTCTTACCTTTGCCCAATACATTCTTTGCTAGATTACCTGCCTTTCCTTTTGTCATCCAGTTAAGAAACTTACCTGCCTTCTCAAAAATCCCTTTAATAACATTAAAAGTATTTTTTATATTCTGAACCATTGCTTTAAATATCTTCTCACCTAATATCTTCCATAACAAGAATCCCTGAATGAGATCCTTTATATTAGTCATAAATGTATCAAATTTCTTTGCACCGTCTTCACCAAAGACACCCTTTACCAAACCTCTTCCCATATCAACAAGTTTATATCCCCAGTGGATAAAGGTTGTTAATACATTAAGAATAAATCCTCCAAAATTAATTAGAAAGTCTGCTGCTTTACCCAAAAACATAATGAGTCCCTTCAACTTTGGTCCCCATTCAACCAATCTCACCATCACCCAACCAAATAATATATTAGCAAAGAAATCCATGATACTACCAAGGATACCTTTACCTGGCATTTTTATCTTTGGACCTTTAACTTTTATTCCTTTAGGTTTTTTCTTTTCTAAATCTCCTTCTTCTGCTGCTTGTTGTGCTGCTTCTCTTGCTTTCCTCTGATCATCTAATTGTTTCTTCTGTAAAGCAACAGAATTTCCTAGAAGACTCTCTACTGATATAACACTGGTCTTTATTTGTAGAACAAGTCCTTGTAGATCTTCACCTCCACCAGACTGTTGTTGATCACCACCACTATACTTTTCAATAGCACCAGCAGGACTCTGAACTAATGCTGCTTTTGGTCTAACTACAATTGCTCCTCCGTTCTCTTCACCACCTTCTTCTCCACCCATCATCTTCTGTGCTGCTGCTCTTCTTGCATCAGTCTTCTTCTTCCTATTCATTAATTTATCGGTGGCAATCTTCTTTGCTCCACCACCAATTACTTTTGCTGTTCCTTTTAAAACTGCTCCTAACATATTCTTATACCGATACTCCTAGTATTCTAATCTTACTCTGCGATCTCATAGTTGAAGCATCAAAGTTTGGAATACCAGGTGCTTTTTGAACACTTGCAGTTGCTGCATCACCTGAACTCTGTGCTACTTGTGCTGCAGCAGCCTTTGATGATGGTCTTTTAGGTGGATCTAAATGAAGATGATCTACTCTAGGTTTCTGATCACTTGATACTTGTGCTATCTTTTCTTTTGCAAAATTGACTGCACCTTTTGCTTTGTTACCCAACCACTTTGCTGCTTTAACTTGCGGAAGCATATTAAATGCATTACCAGCCTTATTAGAAATATTCTGAACTACACCACCTTGATTAAATTTCTGTATCAAACCACCACCATTAAAATTAGATATAGAATTAGATGAAGTAGAATATATCCTAGAATTATTTGAAACTAAACCACCACCATTAAAATGCTGAACTAGTCCACCTCCATTATATTTTTTTACTAATCCACCTTCATTATATTTCTGAACCAACCCACCTTGATTAAATTTCTGAATTAATCCACCACCTTTAGAATTAAAAATAGAATTATTTGAAACTACACCACCACCATTAAAATAAGAAACTGAATTATTTGAAACAACACCTCCTTGATTATATTGTTGAACTGCCCCGTGACCCCTATCAGAACCATCACTGGAACCAGTACTACTAGGAGAACCACCACCCATCATTAATCCAAGCATACCATCTAATCCAGGTGCTCCATCCATTCCTATAGCACCTTGAGCACCCATAGGACCAGGAACCACACCACCAGCACTAGGAGATCCAGGAATCATTGGTTGTGTAGGAGATGCTACTGGTGAACCACCACCACTATATCGGGGAACATTCAAATTCATTCCTTTATCACCACCCTTCTGTACTGTTGGTATATTTGTTCCACCAGCAGCAGCATTCATACCCTCCATTGTATCAACACCATACTTTTCTACAGCACCCTTGGACATAACAAACTCACCAGGAGTTAACATTGCAGGAACAGTATCCTTATCACCTGATCCTTGAACTTCACCACCCTTATTTAATTTCTGAACCTGTGTTTTACTGTCCTCTGCTCCAGATATCTCGGCAGGAGTACTTGAGTCTGATGGATTACCAGTCTTTGGCATACCATCATCTTCTTTTCCTGGTTCTAATTTTTTCTCTGCATCTTTTCCTGATGCATCTATATCTTTATTAAATTTATCACTCCCTGATTTTAATTCCTTATCAATCTTCGGTCCAAATCCAAATATAGATTTAACAGCGTCTGTTATTTTTACAATTCCCCATGTTACTAAAGCAATAGTTCCTATGATGAGACCAGCTGGACCTAATAATCCTGGTAGGAATGCTATAATACCTCCTAATATAAGAGGCCACCAATCCTTAATAAATCTGAATATACTAATAATCTTATCGGTATTTGCAGGATTAGACAACCATTCAAACAATTTAAATGCAATCCTTCCAAACAATATAGTAGTCAAGAAATCAAATACTTGACTCATCATACTCTTGAAAGGTTTGAGAACCTTATCACCAGCAGATTTAACTGGTCCTAAAAACTTCTCAAGTCCACTCTCTTTTTTCTTTGCATCCTTCTCTTCATCAGATTTTCTTGCATCTTCTATTGCATCTTCCTGAACTTTAGACTGTCCAGTTAAAGAGTCTTTAATTCTATCAATAGATTCTGCAATCGCTTTAAGTGGACCTTTTATTCCATCCAACTGGGACTGTTGT